CGGCGCGGCTCGTGGAATTCCGAGCGCGAGCGTGAAGAATTTCATACCCCCCTATCAAATAATTCAGCACGCACCCGCACGCCCGGCGCGCGCTAGCGTTGCGCGCTTGCTCCTTCACGCGCTCGCTTCGTCCGCGCACGGTGTCGCAGCTGCACGGACGGGCAGGGGACGAAGGCGAGCCTTCGACCTTCGTCCCTTACTCGCATCATCACGCACGCGTCGCGAGCCCCGTGGGGGGATAAAAAAACATTTCACTCCTTCGTCGAAATGCGTCGCGCGCTCATTTTTTTGCGCCTCACAAAAAGGTCTAGGGAGTGGGGTAACTCATGGCCCGTCAACGAAATAGCCAGAAACACGCGGGAAACGGCCAGAAAACTGGGGTAGCCGTGCTCGAACCGCCTCGCGGCGACGCAACCTGCGCGCTCCCTGCGGCGGGAATCGATACGCCAGCCGTCGAGTATCGCGACGTCGCGAAACTGATTCCGTACGCTCGAAACGCACGCTTGCATGACGACGCGCATATCGCGCAGATCGCCGCGTCGATTCGCGAGTGGGGCTGGACAATCCCGCTGCTCATCGACGAGACGGACGGCATTCTCGCCGGACACGGTCGCGTGCTCGCCGCGCAGAAGCTCGGGCTCGAACGCGCGCCCGTGATCGTCGCGCGCGCCTGGAGCGAAGAAAAGAAGCGCGCCTACATTCTGGCCGATAACAAACTCGCGCTCAACGCGAAATGGGATCGCGAGCTTCTCAGCGGCGAGCTTGCCGAACTGCGCGGCGTCTGCGATCTGTCCCTCATCGGCTTCAGCGCAACCGAACTGTCGCGACTGCTCGATGGCGTCGGAACGCTCGATGCCGCCGCGCAACTGGATGGGCTGAACTATCACGTCATCGTCGACTGCATCGGCGAAGAGCAGCAGGCCGAACTGCTCGAACGTCTGCAAGCGGAAGGGCTCACATGCCGCGCATTGATTGCGTAGTTGAGAGCGCCATCTCGCGCAGCGCTCGCGCGCGCCAACTGGAAGCCATGTTCGACGTGCCCGCCGCCGAGAAGTGCCGCCTCGCCTGGAATGGCGACGTGCCTTTCGATGTCAAGCCCTGGCACGTCGGCCTGATCGTGGGGCCGAGCGGATGCGGCAAATCCACGATCGCACGGCATCTGTTCGACGTGCCCGCCGCGTTCGACTGGCGCGGCAAAAGTGTGATCGACGACTTCGACAAGCGCTTCTCGATCGAAGACATCGCGCGCGTCTGTCAGGCCGTCGGCTTCAACACGATCCCGGCGTGGCTGCGCCCGTACGGCGTGCTCTCGACTGGCGAGCGCTTTCGCGTCTCGATTGCGCGCGCGCTGCTCGAACTGCCCGATCCGATCGTGATCGACGAGTTCACCAGCGTAGTGGATCGACAGGTGGCCCAGATCGGAGCGCATGCGGTGCAAAAATACGTGCGCTCGAATCAGCGGCAGTTTGTCGCCGTCTCGTGCCACTACGACATCGTGGATTGGCTTCAGCCCGATTGGATCTTCGAGCCCGCCACGATGCAATACACCGCTCGGGAGGGTCTTCAGCGACGCCCGTCGCTCGACGTTTCGATCGGACGGGTGCCCTATTCCGCGTGGCACATGTTCGCTTCGTTTCACTATCTGACTGCCGAATTGCATCGCGCCGCGCGCTGCTTCGTGCTCTTTGTCAACGGGCATCCCGCCTCGTTCGGTGCCATGCTGCATCGGCCACACCCGCGCGTGAAAGACGTGATGGGTTTATCGCGTCTCGTGACGCTGCCCGACTGGCAGGGGCTCGGTCTCGCCATGATTCTCGCCGATAAACTCGGCGCGGCCTACGCCGCCATCGACAAGCGCATGCACACCTACCCCGCGCACCCGTCGCTTGTGCGCAGCTTCGATCACTCCAAGAACTGGTCCATGCGCAAGCGCCCAGGCCAATACTCCCCGGTTCCCGGCAAAACAAGCACGATCGCAGCGCGTCCGCGTCCCTGCGCTGTCTTCGAGTACTGCGGCGAGAAGATGGCGATACACGACGCGCGGCGTCTCATCGAGAGCGATCTGAGCGCAGAGAGCAAAGTCGCATGAACGGTCGACAAAAGACGCCCACCACGCTTCAGATTCTGCGTTCGACATCGAAACAGGCCGCGAAGCTGGCGAAGCGGCAGATTGAAACGCCCGGCGAACTGAACGAGCCGCCCGAATGGCTCGACGACGCGCAGAAACGCGAATGGAAATACGCTATCGAGAACGCGCCGCGCAACGTGCTCAAGAAGATCGACAAAGCCGTGCTGGCGGCGTTCATTGTCGCGCAAGACATTCATCGCCGCGCCGTGATCGCGGCGGCTACCTCGCAACTGCTGATCAAAAGCCCGAAGCAGGAACTGCCGATGCAGAATCCATACTTGCCCATCATCAATCGCCAGGCGCTGCTCATGGCGCGTCTGTCGAGCGAGCTCGGCTTTACACCCTGTTCACGCGCCCGCATTGACGCTGGTAATACGACAACGACGAACGCGGGCGATTGGGACGAAATTGCAACCGGGTAGTTTTATGGTCAGCGTGCATCTGATTCTGATGATTCTCGCCGTGATCTGCTTCTTGATCGGCGCGCTCGACATTCCCTGGCGGCGCGGCAACATGATCGCCGCCGGGCTCTTCTTCTGGGCGCTCTCGGTTCTGATCGCATAACGAAATGCCCACGCTCGCCAAAACGTGCCCGCACGTGGCGCGCGGGATGAACTACGCCGAACGCGCCGCGACGTCGAAAGCCGAGTGCAGATGGGTGCAGCTTGCCTGCCAGCGGCATCTGGATGATCTCGAGAAATTTGCCGGCAAAAGTTCGCCGTTCTTTTTCGACGCCGTCGCCGCCGAACGCGTGATCGACATCGTCGAACACTTTCCGCACATCCGCGGTATCTGGGCGAAACATCAGAAGCGCATTCTGCTCGAACCCTGGCAGTCGTTCCTCGTGATGTGCGTGTTCGGCTGGAAATCGACGGCGACGAAAGCGCGCCGCTTCCGCGTCGCGTATATCGAAGTGCCGCGCAAGAATGCGAAGTCGACGCTGACGAGTGCACTCGGTCTGTATCTGCTCGCCTGTGATGGCGAGTCTGGCGCGCATATCGTGAGCGCGGCGAACACGCGCGATCAGGCGAAACTCGTCTTCACCGACGCGCAACTGATGGCGCGCCGCGAGTCCGGCTACTGTGGCCGCTTCGGCGTCGAAGTGCTTGCGCACACGATCGTGCAGATGGGTAGTGCTTCGAAGTTCGAGGCGCTATCGGCGGAACATTCGAATCTCGACGGACTCAATCTGCATGCCGCGCTCGTCGACGAACTGCACGCGCACCCGACACGCGGGCTCTGGGACGTGCTCGCGACCGCGACTGGCTCGCGCACGCAGCCGCTCATCTGGGCCATCACTACCGCAGGGCTGAATCGCGCCAGCGTCTGCTATGACCAGCGCAATTATGTGCTCGACATTTTGCAGAAGCGCATTGAGGACGACGCGTACTTCGGCATCGTCTACACGTGCGACGACGGCGACGATCCGTGGGACGAAGAGACGTGGCGCAAAGCGAATCCGAATTACGGCGTGAGCGTGCATCCCGAAGGGCTGCGCCTCGACGCGAAGCGCGCTATGCAGATGCCGAGCGAGCAGGCCGCGTTCTTCACCAAGCATCTGAATATCTGGGTGAACGCCGCGATCGCGTGGCTCCCGGCGGGCGCGTGGGAAAAGTGCGGCGACACGTCGCTCGATATCGAAGACTTCACCGGCCAGCCGTGCTATGTCGGCATCGACTTGGCGCTGCGCAACGACATCGCCGCGACCGTGTGCGCGTTTCCGCCCAACGGCGCGCGCGACTGGTGGGCCGTCTTCGGGCGCTACTATCTGCCCGAGCAGACGGTGAACCGCGCCGAGAATTCGCACTATCAAGCGTGGGAATCGACGGGGCGGCTCACCGCGACGCCGGGCGTCGTGACGGATTTCGACTACATCATTGGCGACTTGGCGGATCTCGCCGCGCAGCATGACGTGCGCGAAATCGCGCTCGATCCCTACGACGCCGGGCCGCTCATCAACGACATCGAGAAAGCCGGATTGCGGAAGCCCGTCGAGGTGCGCCAGATCGCGCCCAACATGTCGCCCGCCATGGTCGAGCTCGAAGGGCTCGTGCTGTCCGGCAAGATCAAGCACGACGGCGACCCCGTGCTCGCCTGGATGATGGCGAACGTCAAAGTCGCGCGCAGCGGTGACTTGATGAAGCCGACGAAAGAATCGCTCGAAAAGAAGATCGACGGCGCGGTCGCGCTGCTCATGTGCTTGCATCGCGGCATGAGCCACGCACCGGCGCGCACGCAAGCTTACAAGGACCGCGGCTTATGGGCAATCGAACTCTGATTGAGCGTATGCGTAATTTCCTGATCCGGCCCGCGCCATCGCCGCCGCCCGAAATCAAAGCGGTGCATGGGACGCCGATCCAGACAACCGGCGAATCGGACGTCCGCGCAGGCGTGCCCGTGAATACGTCGCCCGGCATCGTCGGTGTTTCGCCCGCCGCGAACGCCGCGCTCGCGAGCGCCGCCGTCTGGGCGTGCTGCCGCCTGATCTCGACGTCGATCGCCGCGCTGCCTACAAACCTATTCGAGATCACGCCCGACGGCAAAGAGCCCGCGCTGAAGCATCCGCTCTATCGATTTCTCACGTACTCGCCGAACACGATGATGCCGATGCAGCAGTGGCTCCAGCCGACGCTGCTCGGCCTCTTGCTCTACGGCAATAGCTACACGTGGGTAGATCGCATGGACGGCGAAGTCGTCGGCATCTGGCCGCTTAACGCCGCGCGCGTCTCGATGATGCTCAATCTCGACGGCTCGTTCAGTTACTACTATTCCGACGCTCGCGGCAAGGCGATCACATTCACTGACGCCGAGATCATTCACTTCCGGCTGTTTACGATGGACGGCTACTTCGGCTTACCGCCGCTGATCTACCATCAGCAGACGATCGGGCTCGCTGCCGCGTCGGCGGCTTTCGCGACGTCGCTCTACGCAAACGGCGGACGGCCCGGCGGCGTGCTCGAATACCCGAATGCGCTCAAGCAGGAACAGATTGATCGCATCCGCGATTCCTGGCAGGCAATTCACGGCGGGCCCACCAACGCCGGACGCATCGCGATTCTCGAAGAGGGGATGAAATACTCCGCGATCACGATCCCGCCCGAACAATTGCAGTACATCCAGGAACAGAAGTTCTCGGTCGAGCAGATCGCGCGCATCTTCGGCGTCCCGCCGCACATGATCGGCGCAATGGATAAGCCGACCTACGCATCCGTCGAGCAGCAATCGCTAGAATTTCTGCGCTACACGCTTTACCCGTACGTGCGCTGCCTGGAGCAGAGCGTCGATAAGTCGCTGCTGCTCGATCCGCAGTACTCATGGCGGTTCAATCTCGACGCGTTCGAGCGCGGCGACATCGCGACGCGTTATGCCAGTTATGCCATCGGGCGGCAGTGGGGCTGGCTCAGTGCGAACGACATCCGCACGCGCGAGGACATGAACACTTTCGACGGCGGCGACGAGTATCTATCGCCGCTGAACATGGTAGCCGTTCCGGCGGGACAGGTACCGCCGCCGCCGTCGCCCGCGCCACAACCGGCGAAAGGAGTCAGCAATGACTGATGTAAGTTTGCGTTACAAGTCGTTCGCGTTCGAGTGCAAAACCGAAGACGCGGGCGCGTTCAGTGGCTACGCATCCGCGTATGCGAAGGATCTGCACGGCGACAAAATCTCACCCGGCGCGTTCGGCCAGACGATCGCCGATCGCAAGGGTATCGTGCCGATTCT